CTTGGAACATGTAGCTATAACAGCTAGTAGCTAGTGTTGTAGCTAGTAAACTTGGAGCTGTTGCCAAGCTAGTACAGCTTCGGAACATACCATAATAACAGTTATTAGCCAACGTTGTTGCAGATAATGTTGTGGCTGTGGTTAAACTAGTACAACCATTGAACATACTTTGATAACACCCACTAGCTAAAGTTGTAGCTGGTAAACTTGGAGCTGTGGTTAAGCTAGTACAACCTTGGAACATGCTAACACAACAAGAATTAGCCAATGTTGTTGCAGATAACGTTGGAGCTGTGGTTAACCTAGTACACCCATTGAACATACTTTGATAACAGTTATTAGCCAACGTTGTTGCAGATAATGTTGTGGCTGTGGTTAAACTAGTACAACCATTGAACATACTTTGATAACACCCATTAGCTAAAGTTGTAGCTGGTAAACTTGGAGCTGTGGTTAAGCTAGTACAACCTTGGAACATGTAGCTATAACAGCTAGTAGCTAGTGTTGTAGCTAGTAAACTTGGAGCTGTTGCCAAGCTAGTACAGCTTCGGAACATACCATAATAACAGTTACTAGATAATGTCGTTGAAGATAACGTTGGTGGTGTTGTTATACTTGTACATCCATTAAACATATCATTATAACAATAATCAGCTAATGTCGTTGCTACAAGTTCCAAATTCTCAACACTTGTCAAATTCGTACATCCACTAAACAAGTTTTTAAAAGCATAATTCTTTCCGTTAAGACTTGTTATGCCTTCAAATTCATCTCCATATAATAGTGACATTGGATTACCCACAGCTTCAAATCTACCACTTGAAGAGAATCTACCAATACCAATGATACTTGTTGGAGTTAACGTTGCCTTCAACATTATCTTGTTACCACTTGTTACGGTTGGAGAATCTGTGTCACTTGCAAGAGTAGACCATGTTATACCACTATCAAGAGAATAGCTAATTGAGTTACCACTGAATTTAAATGTACCATCCTCAAGTGCAACAAAAGTTAATCCGCTATAATTTGGTGGTGTAGGTGTTGAACCGCTTGTTATCTTTTGATATATAACATCCTCATTGCGATATACCTTCACAATGTTATCATCAGCAAAATACCAATCATTTATGTTGTTTTCGTTATATTTTATCATAATCCTTCTATATATAGTAAAATTATTAACTGATGGCTTCTATGATATACTGTCCCCATTCTGGGTCATTCTCATAATCAATTACAGCTTCACTTGGAACGTAAACTGTTCCATAACCATTTGAGAACGGAGTATCATTGAACACATCAACACCAATCGATGGTGGAGTTGTTGGATATGATTTGATTATAGAAAAATCACTGCATCCATCAAACACGAAATCACCGAAGCCTACAAATGAATCTGGTAGTGTGATTCCATTTAAAGAACAATTCGCAAATGCAAAATCGCCTATTATCTCTAGAGTGCTTGGCAGAGATATTTTTTGCAGTGAATAACAACTGTTGAATGCATCTTCACCTATCTCATATACATCACCATCAAATTGAATTACACCTTCATGTGTACTTGAATTATAATTATAGATATAACCAACCGTTTGCCCTTGGTCATCTTTGAAAGCGTTGAAATCTATAGATTGCTCTATATCAGTGTTTGCTGTAAAATGAATGACATCGCCCATAAGCTCTGGTTCCGCTGGCATATCTTGACCGCTTCCAATTGGTTGTATGTTAAACTGACCCCAATCCATATCATTCTCATAATCACTTACTGATTCTGATGGTACATAAATAATGCCTATTCCTTGAGCAATTGGTGTGTCATCAAATACATCACCGCCATACATAGGAGGTAAATCAGCATAAATGGTAAATGATGTAAGTTCAAATCTACCTTGGAATGCATTATAACCAATAGTCGCTATAGTGCTAGGAAGCACAATTGATGCCAAATTATCTGAATGCGCAAATGCTCTATCTCCGATTTCATATATATCGCCATCAAACTCAATTGAACCGCTTAATGCATTAGAATCAAATGTATGACTTACAACATTTAATTGGTCTCCATTTTCATCTTTTATTTGAGTTTCATCAAAACCTAACATACCATCATTATCTTTGGTATATGTAATTATATTGTTTTCTTCAAATGTTCCTCCACTGTATATTAATGTTTCACCAATGTAGGCAGCACTTACATCAGCACTGCCTAACTTTAATGAAATATCTAAAGTTCCTAATTTTACACTCATATCATTTAAATTTAGCTTACAACGTTAGTTATTATATACAATGTAGAAGCATCTACGGTACCAGCTTGTACTAGTGCATCGTAATCAGCTTGAGTAATCTGTTGCAGTTTCAAACCACCAAGTGTATCATACACAGCCTTTGCAGATGGAACTTGAGAATCTGTTGAACCGCTTGTAATTGCAGTAACAATTGAGGAAGTGTTAACCTTTCCACTAACTGCTTCAGTTATTGCTGATGTCGTTTGAGCTGATGTCCAATATTGCGAAATATCAACACTTTGTGCATCTGTAATAATGTAATATGTATCAGCACTAACGGTTCCTGCAGTAACAAGAGCATCATATTCGGCTTGTGTAAGTTCAACTGTTGCGTTTCCACCACCTTGTATAGTAATATTTCCATTACCTAGAATAGACTCATTGTTAATTGTCTTGATGTTTGTTCCACTGACCAATGTGTCTTGTTTTCCACTCACTGCTTCTGAAATTGCTAGCGTAACTGCTGTTGTATCAGCTTTACCACTTACAGCAGCATCTACTTCAGATTTAGTGTATACGGCACTAGAATCAGCTTTTCCACTGATGCTTTCATCAATCATAGTTTGAACTTCACCAGAGCTTATGCCACCTCCAAGATTGTCTTGAAGTTTAATCATTGGCTTCTCATAGTAATTTGATGTTGACGTGTCATTAGTATCTGCAATGTATATATCGCCATTCTGCCTTATCTCAAATGCACTATGTCTTGCATTGTCAGCAGTACCATTACCAACTGAGAATAAGGTGTTACCACTATTACCAAAAGAAGTTGAATTATAGTATGCTTGATTAAAACGTCCACTTGCAAACTCATAAGGATTTTTAACTATATTGCTATTACCTAATGCTACACAAGCACTCATACTTGTATAGTTTCCACCATCTTTGTTGTTTAATCCTCCAATAAGCATTCCAGAGCCATTTACAGTGATATGGTTGTCACTTCCAAAAAACAAGTTGTAATTACTGTATTTTGATGGACCAAAAGTATCAAGCCTATTGTTATATCCAAAAACTACATTTCCAGATTTATTAGAAGTGCTTAAAAATGGATATGTGCTTGTGGTATAAATACCTTTACTGTCAGCAGATATTGGTAATGTACAACTGACAGTATCAGCAGTTTCTCCAGTGGTAACACTTATATTTGTACCAGCAGAAATAGCTTTTCCACCTCCACTTGCAGCTTCCCATACTGCTTTTGCACTTGGAATCTCAGAATCAGTGCTTGCAGACGTTACAGAAGTCGTTATAGCACTTGTATCAACTTTGTTTGCTTGAAGGTCAACCAATGCTCTTGCTGTAACCTCTCCCATGTCACTTACTTCACCACTTAATGTTGCTACGGTGCTAGAATCAGCTTTACCACTAATTGCTTGGTCAACCTCTGTCTTTGTGTAGTAATTTGAAGGGTCAAATATATCTGTCAAAGGAATTTGGATATCTTCTTTTCCACTTGCAGTATTGAAATCTATTACAAGATATGTAACACCGCTTATGGTTTCGATTCTAACGTCATCAATCATTCCATCGATAACGAAATCACTAGCATCAATAGAACTAATCACAGTTCCATCAATGTTTTTGAAATTAATGGTAGTTGAAGAACTAACATACTCAGCAGACGAAACAGCACTAACGCTATCTGCCTTACCGCTGATTGATTGGTCAATCATTGTTTGAACATCACCAGAAGGTATACCACCACCTCCACCAGTGCTGCATGCGTTATCCTTGAACCACGTTTCCAATTGTGATTTGGTCATACCTAGTTCATCATAGGTTGCAGAAATGAAAATGTCATTGGTTGCAGATTTCTTAAATGTAGCCATACCACTGTTATCTGTTACAAGGGTAAGGCTATTGAATGGTACTTCAATTGTACCATCTTGAAGATACATCGAGTTTCCATCAAAGGTAAACTTGATTGCACTTCCAGTGTTGGTTAATGTAATCATAATTTGAAACTATCTTATTATGTAATTATTTTAATTATTCTTTTGGTACAAGACCTATTGTTTTTCTACTTGCAATAAGTTTAACGGCTAGAAAGCCAGATTCATCGTCAATAAGAATTACATCGGAGGTAGGAACAATCATTGCCTTACCATCGTCATTGTAAAACTTATAATACGATTCAGTTTTTTCGTAATGTGAATAAATGTCCATATTATTTGTTTTTTAAAAATATTTATTATATATTTGCAATAATCTTAATAATCGCACACTATCGTGTGCTCTAATACTTTTAATAAACATACAATTATAATGGAAGAGTGGAGAGATATTGAAGGGTACGATGGACTGTACCAAGTTAGCAATTATGGTAGAGTAAAGAGTCTTGAAAGAACAATTTGTGAGAAAGGCGGTAAGGTTAGAAAGGTTTGCGAGAAAATATTAAACCCAATACTTTGTAAAAATGGATATTTTGGTGTTGGTTTGTCTAAAAATGGTATTCATAAATACAAAAATATCCATAGACTCGTAGCAGAAGCATTCATACCAAATCCCAATAAATACAATGTTGTGAATCACAAAGATGAATGTAAGACTAACAATTTTGTTGATAATCTTGAATGGTGTACAAATGAATATAATATAAAGTATGGGACTGCAAAGGATAGGATGATAAAAAAACATGAAAAACCAATCTACCAATACACCCTTGAATGCGAACTTGTAGATATTTACGAATCTGTAAAAAAAGCAGCAGAAGCTAATGGCTTTGTTGCTAGTTGTATAAGTTGTTGCGCACTAGGTAAACAAGGAAGAAAACAGCACAAAGGTTATAGATGGTCTTATGAACCTCTATAACATAATAAATGGTCTATAATGATAGACCATTTATTAATTCATCCTTCATTTCTTTATATCTTGGTTGCATTTCAAAGAAATCGTCATATCCCCTATGCACCTTGCACATCATACCTCTTTTCTTTAATTTCCATGCGTATTCCTCCCAACTCTTTGTAATATAATGCCTAATATATAGCTTTTCAAAGCAAGGTGGGTCAGTTCTATGTACACCAAAATCTGTTCTCACCCAACTGCATAATGCAACATGATTTCCACTTATAAATCTTTCTTCAAGTCGCTTCATATTGAAGCACATCTTGGTTATATTCCTTTTTTGCCAATCATCGTTGGTATACCCACATTCTTCTCTGTATATGTATTGAATTGGTTTATTATAAATGGGCTTTTTAATGTGTCTTGAGCATCCATAATTCTTCCAATAGAGAAGTATTCCATCATAGTCTTGAAATGCTCTCAGAACGCTTGGAAATGGCTCTCTGATGGTTATGTATTCATCCACATCTATTGAGAAACACCAATCATAGTCGAAATTGTCTCTTATCCATAACAATCCTTGCTTAATATAGTCTCTTTGAACAAATTCACCGTCATTTTTACGCTTTATTATGCTTTTCTTGTCTTCAAATAGGTCTAAAATGGAATGAAGAACCACTTGAGGGTATTGACTTGTTATAAATTCGTGAGATTGAGAGCCAATATCCTCAAAGATAAATAAGGTATCAATACCAAGATTGATATGATACCTTATAAAATCATTTAAATAGTCTAATTCATCCTTTATGACTGTGAATATGCAAGTTTTCATGATGGAATTGCTTCTATTCTACTAGCATAAGTACTCCATACACTATCTGCCTTATAAGCATTTACTGATTCTGATGGAACATATATTGGGCAATCGTTTGTCGTATCAAAACTATCTGGCATAATCATAAATGGAGTTGTCTCTAAAAACGTTATACTTTCCAAGCTAGTACATTCATATACCATTGAATAGCTCCATGAATCAAAATTTGTTGAAAAAGGCGCAAATTTTACATTAAGCAAATTGCTACAATACATAAACACACCTCTACTCATATTTCCATCACCACCCATATTCACTCCAACATTAGCGTTTATAACAGAAGTTAGTCCGCTAAATGTTCCTTCTAAGTCTGTGTCGCTTGTTTTAAAACGAACTATATGATTTCCACTTGTTGAGAAACGATATGTGTTACTTGGAGTTACGCTTTCTCCATCAACAGACATTCCAGTTACAGAAAATGTTCTATATTCATTGGAATATAGCTGTACTTCTTGGCTTGCATCAGCGACACTATATTCAACAGCAATATCATATCCATCAAGTGATGGTATTGGGTCTGCTAGCGTTGGGTCTTCAGCATTAAAAATTAAAGTATCACCGCTTGTAATCCAACTTACGTTTGGGTAAGCGTGTGTTGCAGCAGAATAATCAGCAGCAGTTGTAAATTTTTGTAAGTTGTTCATATAATATATATTAATGAGTTATTTATTATAAACATGCATGGTTATTATGCATCTTGTACCGTCCAATATGAAGGACAACCACTAGAACCTAAAATCCAATAGTTACCTTGAGTTGAGGTAGTTACTACGCTCATAGATGCATCTTTAACAAATGTACCGTATTGTGCAACCCCACTTAACCAATTGGAAGTACAATTGCTTGCTGTTACATCAGTTGCAGTACACTTAACGTAGTTTAAGCTTGTACAACCACTAAACATATTTTCATAGCATCCTTGACGTAATGACGATACTAATAAGTCTGGAGCCGTTGTTAAGCTTGTACACCCTTTAAACATATTACTATAACAGTAATCTGCAAGTCCTTGAGATGATAACGTTGGAGCTGTTGTAAGTGAAGTGCATCCTTCGAACATACTATTATAACAAGATTCTCCTTCCCAATGTAATATTGTCGCTGGCAATGCTGGTGCTGTTGTAAGTGAAGTACATCCACTGAACATTGCATAATAACAGTAAGGAGACATTCTCTCTGCTGGTAAGCTTGGGGCTGTTGTAAGTGAAGTACATCCTTGGAACATTCCAGTATAGCAACCATAAAACAATGACGTGGCTGGCAACACGCTTTGAACTGTGGTTAATGATGTACAATCTTTGAACATACCTTGATAACAACCCATTGATATAGTTGTAGCATTAAGTAATGGTGCAGTTGTTAATGACGTACAACCTTCAAACATGCCTTCATAACAGTCAAAGCCATTAGCCAATGACGTTGCAGGTAACTCTGGAGCTGTAGTTAAACTAGTACAACCTTTGAACATACCCCCATAACAGTAAATAGCCATCGTTGTAGCTGGCAACTCTGGTGCTGTTGTTAAACTTGTGCAACCTTCGAACATATAAGTGTAGCATTGATTTTCTAGATTTGTTGCTGGCAGTTCTGGAGCTGTTGTCAATGATGTGCAGCCATAGAACATTTCCCAATAGCATTCGCTACCTAATGATGTTGGTGTTAATATTCTTGGTGCTTTTGTTAATCTTGTACAGCCATCAAACATTTGGGCACAACATCTCGATGTATTACTTATATTTGTTGCATAGAGCGACATGTTTTCTGCACTAATTAGTTTAGTACACCCCATGAATAAACGCCAAAAAACATAATCTTTTCCACTAAGGTCTCTATGATTCATAAAGTCATCACCATAAATCAATGACATTGGAGTTCCAATAACTTCAAAATCACAATTTGAATTAAATGTGCCAAGACGTTTTGATGAATCATATTCAGCTTTCCACATGATTCTTTGTCCAGCGTTAACTCTTGGTGTCATTATCCAAGGTGTATCAAGAAATGCCCACGTTTCCCCATCATCTAATGAATAATACAAACCTTGATACTCTCCACTCCATATAGGTTCAAACCAAAAATTACCACTCTCTTTAGCAACAAATGTCAAATATGTAGGAAAACCACATTCTACAGAATTTCGTTCAACTACAACCGATTTTGATGCAATATATTCCCACGTATCTCCACCATCATAAGAAACCTCTGTAATTAGATTGATGCACCTATTATATCCATCACAATATGGAGTTCCGCTTACCGTTCTAAACTTTGGAGAACAATCATCACCTTCTAGTTCCATAATTGCCCCCATTTGATATACATCCATAGCAGTCCAAGAGTGACCGCTATCAGTTGATTTATAGAGCTGTTGTTTGTAATATTTGTTTATCATACTTTGTATTTATTGACTAATTATTGGTATTGGGCTTGCGCTATAGATAATTCTTTCTCCATTATCAACGCCATCAAGTGTTATTTCAATGCGGTCTGATTCAGAGTTGGAGCCAGATAAGGAATAGGATGGAATCAAACCAAACGTGAAACCACATCCCACATTTATGCATTTGGTTGTTAGAACCATGCTGTACTTATTATGTGGAAAATCCAATAAAAAACTATGCCAACTTGATGAATCATATGGGATTGAGAACTTTAGCTGATGAGATATGGTGTTTCCGTTAAATGTCTCTGTGAATGTGGCTGAATTCTTAATATATTCAATGTTTTTAAAACCAGTATTGGAATAGAATACATCACCTTCACAATATGTAGTATAAGCCCTTTCGTTAAGCATAATAGTGTCTAAACCACATCGGCTATATGGTTTACATGGTGAATTATCTTCAATAAAGTCACATATATAACTATTCCTATCTGATGTAGGCGTTACGTTTACCCATTTATATATTGAACTTCCACTAGTGAAGTTAGCATTAGCCCAAGGCGCAAAGTTATCAATCCTCATAAGAGGATAATTAGAAATGGTAGAAAGTGTAAATTCTGTATATTCATTAGTAGAATCTATGGTGTACGTATATGTAGCCTTCATCTTAAACTCTGGGTTTACCAAATAATACACCCCATCCATATCTTTTACAATAGCATAATAACGACCAAAGAAGTATCCTTCAGTTTTATAACCATCAACTTGGAAAGTCAATGAGTGTGAAAACTGAAATCTCTCATCTAGACTAGTTGTTTCTGTCAATGACACAGAGTTACATTTGATTACTAATGCTTGAGCGCACCCATCAATGAAATATTCACTAGCAGAAATCTTACCTAATGATTCCTTGCTAACCATATACACTACTTTGTCTAGCTTATCAATACGATACCTACAAGTATTAATAGAGTAATTATTTATAATCATAAGAAAATACCTTTATATAAACATAGTTATTTGGTAAACTATGTTTAATATATAAATAAGTATATAAATTATATTCATATGAGTAAGAAAATTGTAAAAAAGAATGGATATGTATACCTTGTTGAAGGTGTAAAAGGATTCGAAACTTTCTATAACTTAGGAAAAGACTATGATGACCCAAAGTGGCATGAGAATGTAGAAAAAGAAGAAATCATTTTTGAGAAACCAAAGAAAAACAAAAAACAAAAAAAGAGTGAAGATTGATTCTTCAGATTTGTTTTTTTAATTTAATTTATATATATTTGCAAAAACCTTAATAATATATATGGAAATTTGGAAAGACATTGAAGGGTTTGAAAACTATCAAGTGAGCAATGAGGGTAGAGTAAAAAGCCTAGAAAGAAGAGTAAACTTCAAAAACACAACTCGTTTGGTAAAAGAAAAAATACTGAAATTAGCAAACAACGGTAGTGGCTATTTATTTGTTCAATTGTGGAAAAATAAAAAGCCTACAAATAAACTGATTCATAGGCTAGTAGCTGAGGTTTTTATTGATAATCCTACAAATTTACCTCAAGTTAACCACAAGGATGAAAACAAACATAATAATAAAGTTGAAAATCTTGAATGGTGTTCATCAAAATATAATATGAATTATGGGACAGCAATCTCTAGACGCATTGAAAAACAAAGCGTTCAAGTTGACCAATTTGATGCAATAACTGGGGAATTTATTCGGAGATGGTCTTCGACAAATGAATGTGGAAGAAATGGATATTCTCAATCTACTGTTTCTCAGTGTTGTAATGGATTACGTAAACAACATAAGGGTTATAGATGGTCTTTTGTACCTCTATAACCCTTTTATTAATACATTTCAATTACTAAATGTTTATGCGTTTTTTACAACTGCAATTGCAGCCTCGTTCAAAGGAACGCTTGACTCAGTTACGTTAGCAGAAAGAGTTACGGTGATACCGTTAGAGTCACCACCACCTGCTACAGACTGTGCAGAAGCCTCAAGACCTACATTACGTCCAAGTGCAAGGAACTCACCATCAGCAGTTGCAACAACTACGAAGAAACGACCAAGTGCCAATGCATCAATTGGGCATACCATATCCTTGTCATACTTACCACTGATATTGAAAGTTAAAGTGTGAGTGCGATACTTAGAACCATTGTCTTGAACAACAAGCTCATCAGTAAAGGTTACTGAGTTCTTAGCTGGTTCAATGTGATAGAATGTAGCGCCAGTTGCAAGAGTAATACCAGTTACGGTAACACCACTTTCGCAATCATACTCTACTGGAGCTGAAGTTACATCAGCAAAGTTTGCAATATAGATGTCTTTTACTTCTGGAAGAGAATAAGCACAGCTATTGCTCTTCAATAGATTCTTACTTAAATTACAAGATAAAGCCATAATATTATAGTTTATTATTTTTTATTATTTTTCTTTTTTTAATGGCAGGTGAACCGCATTGTCCACCTACCACATCTAGATTATATATGTTGACAAATGAGTGTTTTACGCTTTGCTATAAACGAACAACTCTGGCATTATGATACCAACTGCAATGTTAGAAATTGCAAGAACTCTGAACATGTTGTCACCAGTGGTCTCACGAAGGTCAATTAGTTTATACTCGATGTGTGAATCGAATGTGTCATAACCTAGAACAAGGTTTCTAGCAGGACCGAAAAGAATCCAGTTCTTCTCAATCATTGAAGGAACAATCTCATAACCCATTACGAAGATTCTACCATTCTCTCTTGCATAGTTATTGAAGATGTTCAAAGAAGTGTTGCAAGAACACTGCTTACCAAGAGCAACCTCAAGTACTCTAACGTCTTGATGATTCATGAAAATCTTGTAACCTTCAGTATCAACTTCTGCATTACCAGCAATTTCGATACCCTTCATGATAACTGCCTCAACTTGTGCGATTACGTTATCAACAGTAATAGCAGCACCACTTACTGAAGTTACAGCACTGTTTGCAGCAAGCTGCTTCTCAACACCATCAGTAGCCTTCAAATAAGTCTTAGTAGTAGCTGTACGTGCTGTGTCACCACCCCAGAAAATCTCTTGATACTCTTTAGCCATCTTCTGACGAAGCTTGCCAAAATACCAATCTGCAAAAGTCTGAGGAACACCACCACGAAGTGAAATCTCAGTCTGGTCTACAAGGAATGTGTTCCAGAATGTGTCATAACAGTTCTCTTGGTTAACCTTGATAGCTGCTGGCTCAATGAAGCTCTCTGCCAATGAAGCAGCACCCTCTGGGCTAAATGCACAAGTATAAAGCTGCCATGCATCTCCGATTTCACCATTGTAAATCTTCATTTTACCCTTTACTCCGTCCATGAAAGTGATTCCGTACTGACGAAGGTCAATGTCATAGATGTCCTTTGAAAATATTTCCTGTGCCTCTTTTCCACAATAAGAAAGGCCAGATAAATCGATGAAATTACTCATATCAATATGAATTTATTTAATTAGTTATTTTCTTTACATTAAACATGTGTGTTACTTCACAACTTACAGCATCTTAGCCATTTGCTCTCTCCATGCTGCATAAGTTGCTGATGAATCGCCACCATTCTTAGCATTTACGTTGATTGGCTGTGCCGATGGTTGTTTTGAAAGCTCTTTGACTTTCTTGTTCAAACCACTATTCATTTCCTTTAATGCTTCAACTTCCTCCTTAAGTGATTTAATCAATTCCTCAAGGTGATTATCCTTTGGAGCTTCCTCTTGTGGCTTTGGCTCTTCAACCACTTGTTCTTGTGGTTTAGGCTCTTCTGTTGGTTTTGGCTCTTCAACTTTTGGCTCTTCAGTTGGTTTAGGCTCTTCAGTTGGTTCTTCTACTGGAGTTTCAACTGTTGATTGAGGCTCTGTTGGTGTCTCTTCTGCCAACTCTTCCTTAATTGGCTCAATTTCATCCTCTTGCTTCTCAAGACTTATAGAGGATAGGACTTCGCTCATAACATCCTTTAGCTTTGTCCAAAATTTCATGTCATTTGTCTCTATCATATTATTATCATTTTGTTTTCCAAATTCTTCAAGTGAAATCATGCTTTCAACTGAAAAACCATTGAGTTCACCACTCTTGATTCTATCCCAAGTCTCGATGTTATTAACCTTCATTCCACAGAACCATGTACCAATTGGTAATGTCTCATTCAAGCCCAAAGCAACTGATTTATCCTTGAATAAGTCTGTTTTAATCCAAGATTCAACAACACACACTTCATCAGCAATCTCATCATGGTCTGTCTTAATCTCATGTTGGCGATAATCCTTCATGAAATCTTGAGACATCTTCTCAATTGATTCCTTACTGAAGCTAAGATAGAACTCATTTTTCCCATTGTTTCTATAGATGTCTTTATCTGGTACTAATACAGCTCCATAGACGATGTGTTTTTCATCATCTGATAGCTTTATTTCAACCTTTTCCTCATCCTTTGAAAGGGCAATGAAATCTTCCTCTATGGCTGGCGATTCCACAAGACTGATAGCGTAAGTCTCTGAATTCATTCCAACCTTGTAACGTTTAATTTTTTTACCCATAAAAAATCGTTTTAATAAACATGAATAAAGGCTAGGAATTCGCTTCCTAGCCAAACCTAACTACGATAACAAAGTATGGAAACCTTATTTTATACCTTATATTTCCTACGAATATCGATGATTATTCTTTCCTTAGTATTTGAAAGCTCTTTGAATAATACATCATACATTTTCCTTGAATTAAGCACTTTTCCAACTTCCTTATTCTGACCAACTATTGGGCAACCTTCAGTATCTTTGCTTGTGTTTCCGCTATGTATGCGAATTCCACTGTAACCTTTGACATTATTGATGAGAGGCATTATTTTTTTATACTTTGGAGAATATGTAAGTGTAACTGCATAAGTTCCACAAGGAATTGCTGTTTCACCTTTGATTTTACGCTTCAATATCTCTTCCTCACTCATTGAATCATCCAAACCTCTGTCCGTATCCTCTAGTACATCCATCACATATTGCCCATCGATATACAGCTTACCAATACAATAAGTTGGTCTATTTGCTATCCTCATTAATGTTAGTCTCATTTTCTCTTTTCCTTACTATGTAGTGATTGCTCAATTCGATATGCCCATATATTCTATTACCATATGATGTTCCACAACTCTCAAAATAGTAGCCATCTGGTAACGTATACTCAACTATATCGTTGTAAATCTCCTTTTTAATTATCTCTATGTTATCTGGATTATGTATCATACCCATTTCTTACTTCTCCTACAAATTAATTCCAACACCAATACCTATTACAGCACCCCAATTTCTGTTCAAAGCATCATAGCCAAATGTTGCTTGTGGTTGGATATTAAAAAGTTTCTTTGGTTTTTCTATATATTTCGTAATTGTAATCGTATTGGTCTTGATTATTTCTTGCTTTTTCAACGTTACTTTTGTTGATAACAGCTCTGCATTTATTCCTTGAATATTGCTCGTTACAATGGCAGTGTCGTTCTGTACACATAAAGTATCAATATAAGACTTATTTTCAGTTTGTAATACAGTGTCCTTGGTAATGGTGTCAGTTTTTACCACTTTTATGTACTTTGGAACTGGTTTCTCCTTCCAAATCGTTGTGTCTTTCCATATGGTATCACTTACAGTCACCGTATCAATTGTTCCAGTTGGCTCTGAGCGCATTTTACCAACTTGACAGCCAACTATGAAGGTTATAACAAATAAAAGGCTCAGAAACAAAATAATTAGCTTATTCTTCATTTGGAATTTCTGGTGTATCTATTCCTTGTCTTATTTTCATTCTTTCATTCTGTAATTTTTCTTTCTCAACGAAAAACTCTTGCATTTCTTTCTTCATTTGTATGGTCTCACTTCTGAAATAAGCTGAAACTCCAAACACTGAAGCACTATAAATAAGAGCTTGTCCAAGTATCCATAGAACTGAATCAGCGACCTCACCAACTGGAGGCATTATGAAACCAGCTATGGATAGAATCCAACCTAATGCAAAAGCCACGCATGCGCTTATAATGGCTATTTTGTCTTTGATGTTTAAATCATTCCAATTGTTTTTCATTTTTCTCTTTTTTTATAAACATGTGTTGAAAAAAGGAGAACGACTTTCAAAAAGCCATTCTCCTTTGAAAATAATTATTAAAAAATTATGGAAAACAATTACGTTATTCACCAAGACCAGCCATAACTTTAACCTCATTGACATCTTGACTCTTATCTATGATGTCAACAACTGATACATACTGAGGCCTGTTAGCATACCTCTCCAATGCTGTCGCTAACATATCATTGTTTGAATAGCTAGTTGACATTATTGGCAATGCACCACCATCAGCAAACTTTGTACGTCCAGCAGCATTGGCAATTGTGCTGCTTACCTTAGAAGTCTTACCAACATAGAACTCAATCATATCGTCCAAGTTCACACGTTTCTTTCTTGAGTTGATAAATTCTAGAAGAGCAACGTTCTTTTCGGTTGATAAGCGGTTAGTAACAAACTCACCACCCTCAATCTCAGCTTGACCTCCAAGTACCTTGATTCCGCCATTAATGTGACGTTTACCAACTGCAACACCACCATCCAATTGTCCACCTTGAGCATATTGCTTTGATTGGATTGCTGCAATTTGAGCTGCACCAACTGCTGCTGCCATTGCCATCATTGGGATAGCTGGAACTGGCCATGTGTTAACTGCTGCCATACTAATTGACATTGCCATATTAATTGCTGCTGTAATCAAATCCCTTTCCTTCTGCTTCTCCCTCTGCTTCTTATCAAGCTCTTCTTTCTGTTTCTCAAGTTTCTCTTGTTCTTTTTCAGCTTTCTTCTTTTCCTTCAATGCTTCCTTCTGTGCTTGCTTCTCAGCATTGTAACGTTGGATGAGTCTATCTCTTGCATCACCTTGTGCTGCTGCAATATCACCTTCAATGGATTTCATGTTGTCAGCATGCTCTCTTGCTGCTTCATCCATCTTATCATATGATTCTTTTGCAAGGTCAATCTGTTTTTCCAAATCTTCCTTTTCCTTTTCATATGCTGCATCTTCTGCATCCCACATTGAAGAGAGAATTGATGTCATCATATTACCGAGACCTTGTATGTATTGCTGTGATTCTTGAGCAATTGTCTGAGCAATGTTCCAACCTGACATTTTCTCTTTTGCCTCATCCATTTTCTCACCAACACCTTGAGCAAATCCATCAAGTTCTGTAAGAGTTGTTTCATACGTTGTTCTATCAATGAGACCATTAGCTAAATCTTCATTTAGCTTCTTTTTCTTTCCATTTATCTTATTTACAAGCTCATCGTATGACTTAAGAAGTTCTTTGTTGTTCTTAATTGTTGCACCCCAATTGGTGAATCCAAGGTCAACATTACCAACTTTAAAATTAACTTGAGATTTACCCTCCAATTCAGTGATTGAATTTCTGAACTTCTGAATTTCCTCCAATGAATTGTTATAATACTCAGTATTTAACGATTTCCTCTTTTCATTTGTTTGCGTGTCAATTTGTAATACTTGAGCCTCATAGTCCCCATCAATTTGAAGCATCTTCATTTGATGTGATGCTTGAGCATCCTCTGCTGCCTTGTTATACTCATCTTGAAGACCATTTAATTCTCTATTGGTTTCATTATTGATTTCCAATACCGAACTATCATACTCTTGCTGTGAAATCTGCTTTTTATCGAGTCTTTCCTTTAATTCGTTAATTTCAAGTTGAGCTTGACCTTTGATATACTCTTGTCGTTTCTTGTAGTATTCCTCTTGCTGTTGTTCTTGTTCTCTCCAAGCAGCATTTTCAGCATCAATAGCTTGTTTGTGTTTCTTTTCAGCAAGTTCTTTTTCAATCTCAGCTTCTCCTTCAGCATATTCTGTTTCTTGATTGATTCTTATTGTCCAATATGCTTCAATGGCTGACATCCTTTGATTGAACAATGTGCTCAAGTCCTTGGTATAACCCTCTTGTTGTAACAAGTTCTTGGTTCTCTCAATATCTTCAGCTTCATATTCACCTTGTATGAATTCATTAATTCTATCCAAATTATCCCTCTTTGCTTCCGCAGCCATTTCATAAAGCTCAATTTCTTGCTGGTGCTGCTTCTTTTTTTGTTCTAGTTCCTTTTCCTTGGAAGCAATCTCTTTTTCTCTCTTTGTTTTTGCTGCTTCATACTCTTCATCAGAAATTGGGTCATACTTCATCTTGAAGTCCAACTTCTCCATTTTTTCTTTGAACTCACCATATGACTTGAACGTTTCGTCATATCTTAAACGTAGGGCTTTAAGCTGTTTATTATACTCACTTTGAGACATTGAAGTTTGCATAGATTCAAGTTTCTCCCTTTCTTCTTCATATTTCTCCATTGTCTCAAGTTCATATTGATACTCGTTTGTTAGAGCTTCTTTTCTAGCTTCATATTCTTCAGCAGTAATACTAGTTCTACGTTCATCTAATGCCTTAAGTTCTTCATTTGCTTTAGCCTTTGCCTTTATAAGCTCACTTTCTAAGTCTTGCTCTTCTTTGGCATTTTCCTCTCTAAGCAGAGTCAAATTATTTAAAGTTATGTTATATTCACGTTCAGCATCAATTAACTTCTTTGTCTCTTCAATAAGAGAATCATTCTTAATAGTTGAAACAATTGCAAGAGATTCTTGAGTTGATGGAGTTAACTGTTCTTTTCCTTGAATACCATAGCTTCCAATATCTTGATTCATTGCAGATTGAGATATTTCCTCTTGTTGCTTTAGGATAAGGTCATTTCTTTTTCTATAAACCTCAAGCTCTTTTTCGCTAGCTTCAACATCACTATTGATAATTGAACGCCACATATCTTCATTGGCATCAGCAATCTCTCTAGCGTTTTCCCTCTGGACATCAAGAATCTTCTTGTCATACAACTCATTGATTGCAAGCTCCATTTCCTTAACCTTGATTCCATCAGCTCTTGCCTTTGCTAACTTCTGTCTACGTTCCTCTTCAAGTAATGCAAGCTGTTTTGCAAAGCCTTCGTTCATTTTTTCAATGCGAAGTCTATTAAGCTCATCATCTGCTTTCAAATATGCTTGTCTGTCTTTTCTTAAAGAGTTGGTAATCTTCATGTTACGCCTCTTTTGCATCTTATCCAGAGCAGCCATAGCAGCATCATAGTTTTTCTTCTCTGCAAATTGCTCTTCCTTACTGAGCATTTCGTAACGTTGGGTAAGCTCTGCCTTTCTACGTTCTGTAATACGCTTGCCAGTTTCATCAGCTTGGTCAAGAATTCCCTCAACCATTCCCTCAAAGTTAAGCTTTAAGGTCTCAGAATTCGCCATTGAAACAAACTGTTTGATTAAGTCAAGATATTTCTGTAATGCTGTTCCGAATGCACCCTTATTGTTGTCTACAATCTCTGGAAGTCTTAACAGTATTGACTTATTTATCGTGTCATCACTATTCATGATACCATTGACAAAATCAGCCAATCCACGTCTACCCTCTTGAGTTGAAAGGTCAAATTTTTGGAATGCACCAACCATTGCACCACCAAGGAATTGTTCAAGATGATTCAATTCATCTCTTGCATCACTAGCTGTTAACATTGTATCTTCAACCCCTTGACCATTTCGAATAATAAGTTCAGTATTCTTTGCAACAGCTTCTGAAAGCAAATTATATCTTTTGTATAGTTCATCAACAGATTTAATGCCTTGAGAGAAACCACCAACGGTTGTAACACCCTTGTCATTTGCAAGACTATTCATTATGGCGTTTCCATCTCCACCAGTTTGCATGCCTTGTGCAAATGAAGAATTCTTTTGGTTATAATTTTTGCGTTTATTCAATTCAGCATTGGTGGCTTCAATTGCAGCAGCATATGCTTTTTCGTCAGCAATTTCCTTATCAACTTGGTTGTAGTAACCAGCATTCAAGAGTTGTTGGTTAAGTTGAAGCCTCTTCTCCAATGTGAAATTGATTACGTCCAATGCGCCATTAAGAAGCTTTTCAGAACTAACAAGCTTTTGGTTTCCATCAACCCAATCCTTTGTCTTTGTAATGACTAATTGCAAACCTTCAGCGATTAATGTAATGGCTGCTGCTATACCAAGTGTCATCAATGACTTTAAAGCCACTCCTAGAGCCTTAACAGCAACTGTAGCAGTTTGAGCAGCAGTTCCAGTACCCTTGATTTGAACAATAACCTTCTTAAGACCATACGTCCATGTATCGACCTTTTCATAGCCCTTTCCAAGAAGTCCAAATAGACCTTCTCTAGTGTCCATTTGTTTCTTAATCATTTCAATACCTTGGAGCACACCTTGAAGTGCTAGTAACTGTTGAACGCTACGTCCAATTTCACCACTATCAAGACCGAAGAATGCTTGAATGCCCTTTCCAACACTAGCTGCTGCTGTGAAAGATTGCATTGTATCAAGGGCGTTGTCCATTGCCTTTGAAGACACTGTAGCATCCTTCATTGAACTATCAAGCTCATTATAAGCTCTTCTTAAGTTCTTTGCTTCCTCAGTATTGTGCTTGCCAGCCATTTCAAGCTGTGTAAGTTCTTGCTTAAGGGTACGGCTAGCCTCACGAGCACTTCCAAATTCTCGTGTAACAGCACCAACCTCAATCTTGAATTTATTAAGACTTTCAGTGGCATTGCCATAGTTACCGACATTACGCCCGAATTGCCCATAAGCTGTTTCCATTTCTTTGAGCTTATTGGTCAAATCGTTGGCTTCTGCTGTCATCTTCTTAATTATATCATTGTCACCAAGGTCTGTTGAATTGATGACAGTCTTAAGGTCTGCTAGCTTATCCTTCATGCCTTGCATTGTGTTTGCATAAGCATTTGCCGTTAATCTCTCTTGAGCTGCTAGCATTTTTTGGTCATTAACAGCTTCCTTGTATATATCTTTGGTTGCTTGAACCCTCTTATACACCTCATCTTGGCTTGCTGCAATCTTTGCATCAAGCTTTATTCCCTCATTCTTCAATGAATTAAGTTCCTTCTGAAGTGCAGCTTCCTCACTAAGAGTTTTTACATTACTAGAACCATTACTTGAACTAGTGGTAACACCCTTTAAAGAGTCAGCATTAATTGACACCTCAGCTTGAATATTAATCTTTTTGTTCTCAAGCTGTAAAATCTGATTTGATAGTTCTTCTAACTGTCTTTTTAAACTAGCAACAGCCTCTATGGACTCTTTTATGCCGTTAATCTCAATGGTGAATATTTTTTTATCCATAAATTATTTGGAAATTTAAGATATTTATTATATATTTGCAAAAATTAACAACTTAATTTATTTAAACATGAAAGATATGGGTAAAAAGGAGTACATGAAAGAGTATTATCAGAAAAATAGAGAAAAATTTCTCAGATATGCAAAAGAAAAATATGATAAAGACACTAAGAGAACTTACAACCAAAAATACTACGTCAACAACAAAGACAAGCTTAAAGAACTAATGAAACAATATTATTACAACAATAAAGAAAAATGGGATAAATATAACAACTATAACTCACCAATAGGAAGGGCATCTAGTTTATTAAAATCATATAATGCATCTGATGTGGAACACGATAGGGGTTTAGGGAATTTAACTCCAGAATGGATTGTTGAAAATATATTCTCCAAACCTTGTGCTCATTGTGGTAAGGAAGGATGGAAAATAATAGGCTGCAATAGAATAGATAATAGTAAACCTCACAGCAAGGATAACGTTGAACCTTGCTGCAAGGAATGTAATAATAAACTTCCAAGAAAACTCCCTTTAAATCAATTGGGTGAAATTAAGTTCGTTTAATTAATTTGAGTTTTGTTGTATTACCACCACTAGGGTCAAATCCGCTTATTTCACTAGTGTAGTACAAATCTGAATCATAGTGTACCAATGCACCACCTTTAAGCTGTATATATTCTGTTGGATTGATAAAAGCCTCAACTGTAACATAATTACTTGATAGCATTGGATATATATTGAAATAATTCGTCAACAACGATGTTTCACTATCCTTGTAGCTTAAGTTAACTCCATTGTACACATTTGAAGGTGCATATATATCAATTGGATAAAAATAATCAAAATGAGAAATTATTACCATGTTATGGTGTAGGTTTCCATCCCAATCATCTTCCAATTGCGCTTGTTGATTATTGTTGTTCGAATCTTTTAATGGTTCAAATGTTCTGAACCAAAAACGCTGTGGCAATTGATAACCTCTATGTTTCATTGATTCATAGTCATCGAAACCATCAATCATATACTCATCCTTAGAAATGATAGGAATATTTGTTGTTCCGCTTCCAAGTACAAACTGTGAAGAATATTCTGTATCAATCATACAATAACCGCTATATGTAAAAGGCTTATACCAAGTATAAGAGAATTGTGTGCTCTTAATTTGGTTGTTTGTCTCATACGTATCAGTATTCAGTATGACACTTGTAAATCCACTATCACCGTAATCCTTCCAATTTCTATCATTAATATGATTTGCTGGTACTGATTCATAGAATCCACGCTCTTCAGTGTCAATTCTATACTTGATAGCCATTTCCCTTGGATAATTGATATATGAGGATTCTGCTTCATCGCTTGAAACCCTATCATCAATATTGATGGCTGCTGTTATAAATTTGTCAGTTCCCTTATTTGTGGAAATGTCAACAGAATTTCCTTGGAAGTCATAGTTTAAGTTAAATGCCGTTTGCACGTTTTTAAGCCAATCTGAAACCTTCGTTTCAGCATTTGTAAAGTTCATCAAGTTCAACTGTGTTGGAAACTCTATTGGAGAATTCCAGCCATAGTTATCATATCTCAAAGCATTAATATCTCTTGGAGATACAGCTTCAATTGATAAGGTTACATCACCACTAGTTGTATAATGTACCATATTAGAACCATTCCAATAACCATGTTTTACTAGCATTACTTGTAAGATGTCATCCTTCTTCAAATAAACCATACCATTAACAGATGCCGTTGCAGATGAAATAGAAGTTCTTGTAAAATAACTGCTTGGGGCATTTGGAAGCCAATTCTCATTAAACTCATCAGAACATTCATATTGAGTTGGAAAGCCACTACTATTAATAGCCCTTACATTGCAATAGCCATATTCCTTATATAATGCATCATTTTTGGTCGAATTCGTTTTGCTCCAAGAGTAACCATCCTTGATGAAAGCCACTTGCCCACCATATCTTCTATAGGTATCTGATGAATCATTCTCAGCACCCATTGTAGAGATTCCACATATAAATGCTTCACTCACAACTGGGTCATACACCATTATATCCGATGTACTTTCATAAGCATATCCATAGTATGGGGTTTTATTATATGAAGAGTCGCTGATTTTGTCGTATTTTGTTATTTTTGCGTAGTTATCAGCCCTTACATAATCATTAAATTCACGCCCTAAAGCCTCATGTGGGTAGCAAGAACAACTAATAATCTTATTTGGGAAGATTTGCAATTCACCGCTATCACTATCACATTCTATATACGTTTCATTACTACTATTTCCATCTATACAAGTCCAATTATATTTTCCCTTTATTAATTCAATGTTGTCATCATAATTCTTAACAAGTTGAATTTCAATTGGAGTTGTTGTTTGCATCTTTGGGGTGATTCCTAAACCATTGACCATTGTTGGCGCACAGAAATAATGACAAGAGAACATACCTTGACCACAACCTATCCAAGTTCTTATATATTGGTCTGCTGTTAACTGGTTTGTTTGAAGCAATCTTACATCTCCACTAAGTGATACTTTGTAGAAACCATCTGCTGGAATCTGTATATATCCACCACTAGAATTGTACATTCTTTGATATTTGTCATATTGAAAGTAGTTTGAACCACCATAACAATTATCATTTTTGTTTAATAGATTCTTATAAAAAATATCATTGAAGTTGAAATAACCATTTTCAGCACCACCAACATAATGATAAGGATATTTTAAGTCTTGGATAAGGTAGCTATCCAATGAATTGTCCCAATCTTTGAAGTTCATCCTTATATCACATCTTCCAAATTTGGGAAGACCAACATTCCACTCTGGGTTCTGGTCTTCTGCAATATTGGTTGAACAATAGATATTGTTCAATATTGGGTCAGTGTATGCATCGCCACCAACAGAATATCCCTTATGCTCAAAGCACTTCTTAACTTCCTCAAGAAGATTGAGAGAAGGCCAGAACGTATCAAGGGTCTCAATATTACTATTGTCAATCATTGATTTTGGAGTATATTCCATATCCTCTGGTGGACATGGCTCATCCTCAGGCCAATCATCTGGTATCTTTCCACTCTTTTGGAAAGCTCCGTATGAGACAAGAGGAAACCAGAATTTTGATGTTGGGTCTTGGTTAACACTCTGTATGGTAGTGCCACCACTGAAATCAACCATCCATTCAACTTGAGGCAACGTCTCTTCACCAAATATTTCATCAAGCGTATTAATCTTGAAGTTAACCAAGTTGCACTCATACTCCTTGTCCTTTGCATTGTACTTTCTTACTGTCAACGAACCATCAAAAATAAGGTTGCTATCAGAGTACACTTGAGCATCATAACGAGCTTGAAACTTGTTGATTTTTGACAATGCGTTAGCATGACCAAATATCTTGTTGTTATTTGGTGTTGCAGGAATCTTGAACGAATAACTGTATTCGCCAGTTGTGGTAACGACCTTTGTTGGGTCAAACACAACATTATTGATTCTCAAGTTCAAACTATTTTGTGACTTAAGCTCAACTTGCTGTTTATGCACGTAAAGCTCAATGTAATGATTCTTATGTATTTCCATATTTTTTACAAGTCAGAATATTCGTAAGTAAATTTGGCAACATAAATGCCATTATATGTATTGTCTTCCTCAATTGAAATTGATTTTGGAATGATATAATATGTTTTTCCATTAACAACCGTCCAAACCTTCTTTGAACGCATTAGAGAGTTGAAAATGTATTTTCCATCCTCTTCCATTAAATGACTCTTTAGAGATACCGTCTTGCTATAATCTATTGAATATACCTTCTTCTTCTCAAACTCATTTGCGTCATAATAGTCGAAAATGTTCTTCTCATACGTTTCAGTTTCAACATCGTCAGATTCAGTGCGAGCACCAGTAAAATCAAAGAATGATAAGCCACCATATTCATTTCTCCATACAATCCTTTGGAAATACTCAGAAGCATTTAATGGGTTGATAATGTCAAACCTAACAACATCATTACCAATTTTTAACTCAACATAATTTCCAAGTTGCATATACTGTGGTGGTATCTCTTTTCCTCCATCATGAATGTAGTTTGAACCATATGGATGGGAACCAGTAGTGCCACTAGAATAGAGTTCTTCACCAATAGAATTCTTAACAATTAATGTTTCATTCCATCTTGCAGAACCACCTAGAACCGAATAAAGAATAGTGTTGTCATAAGTATACAATTTCATCTTACCTTCACTGCCTCTATCAACGTTTCCAAGATAGCTAGCACCATCTGCATATAAAAAATTATCACTTTGGTTTGCTTGGAATCCGATTGCGGTATATCCACTAACATCACCAATATGCTGCCACTCACCATCTTCTCTAATCAATTGTAAACTAAATGCATATGGTTTTGTGATTCCATATTCTGACATTGTTTCAAGAATTGGTGACATGTCAAATGCACATTCATCACCATAGAAGTTTTTTTCAACTGTGGTAATGTAATTACTATAATCACTAGTATCTCCACTGTACACGTCAACATCAATTTTACTATTGTAATACACAGATGAAGACGTTCCACTAGTTGCACTTACAGTCATATAAGTGTTCGGAATGTTTGTCATCAATATATTTGATAAAGTTGACCACTTAGAACCAATCGTCTTAGCAAGAAGATAAACACCACTGCCAGTGTGAATGACATCAAACTCAGCCGTTATCGCTGGGCAACACCTCATAGCTCTAGCAACATTCATTGCCGTAGAGTCTTCATCTATTGAAATGAAGAAACGCTTGTTATTATTGTTCTTTGCGCTCATAACATTAGTTACAGAATCACCCAATATGGTAATATAGTACTGTGAATCAGCAGATACAGTAGAATACAAACCACTATCAAATGTTAGCTCTATTGTTGCTTTATCGCCATATATATATTCTGAAACCTTCAATATATTTGGAACTTCGGTGAATGTCACCATCTTCACTGGTGAACTCTCTCCATTATATGTAATACTAGCCATTAAACCAATTATATATTTCTTGTATTATTTTATTAAATAAATTTTCTCCAACATGACCATCCCACGCTTTGGTAATGTCATCAAATACATTTGCCATGAATGGTCTTGGTCTTATACCATCTCTGCTTATCGCCCTTCTAATAAGGAATATTGTTGAATTGTCAGTTGGTATGCCATGCTTCCTAGCCCATGTTATTATTGGCTCAATTGGAGGCATCTTTGCTCCCTTCCTACGCCCATTCTCAATATATACAAGGTAGTCGTTCAATATAATGTCAAACACCAAGTCACCATCATTGGTTGCCCTAACTTGCAAAGTCTTGTATATGTCAGAGTTGGTAAGCGTATTAACACCAACCTTTGTGTTGATTCCAATGTTTGAATCCATCACCATCCTTACCAATTGCAATATATCCTTGGAGAACTCCATTATAATGCTTGAAACTTCCATATCTAACAATCTCTATTCTTTGGTAACTTTATTGGCGTTATTGTAAGGTTTTCACTAACAGTCTCACCACTTATTGTAATCTTTGTGTCAGTATCTCCACTGTAAGGTTTTTCATTGAAATTCTCATCCAATGTACATAGATTGACTGGATTTGGCATCTGGAGCGTCAAAGAGAGCTTAACACCACTCGATTGGTCATCTGTATACCTTGCAAGCGTAAGAATGCTGTAATCGTAAACTGAGAGCGTATTGTAATATTTACTATCTCCATCAATCTTTGCCATAATATTACATGCAATGGTATATGCATCATTCTGAACATCTAATACTGTATTTCCACTCTCACCATTTGGTTGTGATAATATATAGATGTCGAATGAAGCCTTGAAAATTCCAGTGGTAATGTTCAGTTCATGCAATGAAATGTCATCAACGTACACTTGGAACGTTGCATAATTGTTTTGAGCATTGTTAAACTTGTCACCTTGGTATCTGAATGTCTTAACGCCCTTATGACGTAATGACACATCCTTTATTATTTCAATAACATCTTTAAGCATATTTGTTTTATTTTAAACATAAAAAAAGGGTAGACTTATTATCTACCCCTTTTTGCTTTGCGTAATTGCTCTTGGAAACGGTCTTCTTCTTCTTCAACCATATTTTTCTCAATCATATAAGACAAATATTGGAGATAATCATTTAAATGGATTTCATAGATTTTCTCAACTTTTTCAATTTTCTCATCAGCAATATCGTAGATAGTTTTGACAGCTCCCCATTTTTCTGCAAAATCTCTATATGCCTTTGAGTGAGGTTTAGAGCTTCCTCCACCCTCATAAATAATTGGGAATTGCGATTTAATGTCAACCAAGAGCTTAAAAAAAAATTTATGATTGGCAACACGTTCATAACAGAAACCTTCTCCCACATCTCAATCCTCTTTGGCAATACCTCATTCTCAAAGGTTGAATCGTACTTCTCACCTTCTTTTCTACATAATATTGCCATAATTGCCGCATAATTGTGCTTGTCATTCTTAAGAACGGTATCAACGGCAATGTATTCACCAGTCTTAAGCTTATGTTGAGAATTAACCATATATACCTCACCGTTAATCTCAATTGAGTTTGTTGGCTTATCATACGTTGGGGTGTCTCCCAACCATGCCAATTCACTCATTATCTTCTCAGCAAACTCACTTGGCAACTCATTAATCTCATCTTGAGTCTTGTCACATAAGATTGAAAGAACATCACGAACATCAAATTCCTTATCCTTGTCGCTATAATACTCTTCAATCTTACTGAAAGTCTTTAAATCTAATTCATCCCAACTTGAAGGTATTGTCCATGAACCGTAATCAATTATATTCTCATTTGTTTCCATATTATTTGAATTGTTTAATACCGCTTGGTACAAAATTTAGTTTTGGTTGACCATAACTCTTGAAATCAGCTTGACATTGTAAACATATTCCCAATGAAGTCACAGTGTCATCGTGATAACCATCCCTCGCTGCATAAGTTATGTTGCCACCCTTAGTTAATTTAAATGTAAATGTGCTTAATTCTGAGTATAATAACTTGTTATCTTCCTCAAAATGTATCGCATTGTTAGCAATAGCGACTGCAAGAAGAGATATATACTGCTTTTTGCTCTCATTTGTCGTTGTAAATGTGTAAAAATTGGATTTTCTAACCAATTTCTTCCTTATTTCATTAGCCATAACCTCACCAATGGAGTTATTTTCAATATATGTGGCAATAGGGTTTATTTCATTGATGATTCTAGCAATTTTATCATATTTCATATCCAATGTTCCATCAATTTTATATTGCCTCACTTGATTATCTTGATTTATAATCGATACAATCGTATTATCTTCACCAACTGATGATGGGTCAACACCAATCCAACACTTTCCCCTCTCAAAATGACCATCAAAACAGTTCTCGAAGTTTGGAAATACTGTCAAAGCATTGTCCAAGAACTCAACCTCAAACTCTTGTTGGAATGCTAGTGGTGGATAACCCCTCTTTAACTCTTCAATTTCCTCATTGGAAATCAAGTCATCATCATATATTGATGCCGTAAGCTGTTTATAACCCTTTTCACCATTATATGCCTTGAGATACAAATCATAATAACAACCTTGTCTACCATTTGGAGTCGATATAACCAATACTTTTGGCTTTCTAGCCTTTATAATTGGATAGATGACGTTGTAGTAAGGGTCACTTCCATCTGAAAGCTGTGAGGGAAAGAATGCAGCCTCATCAAGCACCAATAAACCACTCACAGTATTACCACGAATGGCTGTTGCACTCTCCATTGAAAAGAACTTTAACGTTGAACCATACACTGATTCAATCTTTAGGTCAGCAGCATTGGCTTTGCGAATAATACCAGTATTCTCAAGAAGTTGAGATAATTCAGCAAATACCTTTTTACCTTGAGAAAATGATGGTGATATATATGCACTAAATTTATTTGGGGTGCAAAGATATTCAATTAGCATAATCTCAGCAAATACAGTCTTTCCACACTGTCTTGACCACCTAGCAATCAAAAATTGTGTGTCCTTCTCATGCATGATGTCATATGCTTCCTTCTGCTTCTTTGTGAGATTTATGTTAAAATTAATTTTCATCCTTGTTATCAAACCCAAAATTTACAGTGACACCACCTTCCTTGTCACTGTTAATCATTATTGCCGTATCTGGCATCTTCCTCTCAACACCAAATATCCTTGACATTGAATCCAATATGCCTCTTGCATTATAAATATCGCCCTTCTTAACAGCTTCCTCCAATAATGCCTCATAACGTCCATAGAACAAATTCCTAAGTCTCTCAGCCTCAACATCACAATCAACGGCAAACCTATCCAAGGCTGCATTGTAATAATTGGCTGCTGTTCTATTTGCCAATGGTCTTGCCATTCCCTCATATAAACCCTTGGTTATCTTCTCAATAACTTGAGAACGAGACACCCCATTAGCAATGTCACAGTAAACCAAGGATACAAGCTCATCAGCAGCATTGTACGATTCTGTCTTAATTGGAATCTTACCCTTTCCACTTGGAACTCTCTTTGCTACCCTATATTTCTTGCTGCTATCTCCATGTGACTTTGCTAGCATAACTTATCTTTTCATTTTTCTATAAGACCTTACTTTTGCCATTCTTTCCTTCCTCTTTTCGGCATCTATAAGCTCTTTATTTTCCTCTTCCTTCATAACTATAGGCTCTTTCTCTTCAACGCTCTCAGAAGGGCTAGAAACCACCTCATTTGCCTTTTCTCGTTTGTAATGGTTAAGTGCTTCTTCCAAGTCGTTAATTCTCTTTCTAATGCAACTTCCACAATTGGTTGGATTTACATATGCTCTAAGCACTTTGTTATAAACCTTTGTCAATTCTGTTCCATCGATATAATAACCCTTATTCCTTAATTCAATGGCTTTCTCAACATACTTAATGTCTTCCTCTGTAAAATTGTAAATAATCATTTGTCTTGTCTTTTATTTATTATTATTTCCTCACCTTGATTTATGATTTCAACGTCATATTCCTCATCACCCTTTAAATCTTCAATCCTTACCGTTCTTTGTTTCTGGTCAATCCACATTGCCAATGCATTCATTGAAGCAAGTATAATACCACCAATTCCTACATATAAACATGAGAAACTAAGCCAAATCGTTGTGTAGATGGTTATTAAAGACCAAAATGTAAGGCATAGTTCACAATTAAACGGTTTATAATCTAGCCATTGTGGTAATCCCCATTCATCAGTTATCTTGTGTGCAAGGTATCTCACAATGAAGAACACCGTGAACACCCCAATAATCTCTTCAAGTGGTGATGGTGGATAATAGCTTATAAAACTACCAAGCAAATCACCAAGCATCCAAGCACCCAATGCAACCATACCATAAATAATTTTGTTGTTCATCATATTAAATCTCCATACATGTTATAAAATAATTTTCTTATGTCGTTCTTATTGATGTTTTCCTTAACCCATCTCATAACTTCAATCACCTTTTTTCTTGAAGCTTTTATCTTTGTTGTTTCAGCTAACTTCTTGAATGTCATATTTGGTACTAATGTCTTAACCTTAAACAAATAGAAATGCTCTGAATCAAAATTGTCTTCAACTTGCATCATAATGTAGAGTGTGGAAAAATCTACAAACAAATCATGCATTACTTTATTTATAGCTGGGTCATTTGTCTTGTTGTAAAATGTTTCATACAAATCATTGATATGGTCTGAACTAATGTTCTTATCTCTCTTCTTATTCCTTGAATATCGTTGCTCATTCATAATATTGTTTTTGAAAGCCATAAAGAAATAAGATTCAATTCCATGTGGGGTTTTATCCTTCAATTCCCCTTTCTTGATAATTACGTCATAACACTTAAGAATGGTGTCAGAGTAGATGTCTTCATCCCAAGTATATTGTTTCTCTTGACAGAATTTCCAGTATTTGTTCTTAAGTTCAGTGTAATGGTTGTTAATGTAATTTAAAAATATTGTTTCGTCCTCCATACAATAAAAAATAAGATTTTTAGTTTTATATTAAATAAATAGTACAATAATTCTAAAAATGCTAAATCCAAACAAAAAAAAAATAAATATATCAACAAATTATATGTTCCACAATATGTACCAAAAATATACCGTATTTCTTAACACGCTGTTATTCAATGGTTTAAAATAAATCAAAATTAATTTGTGATAGTTTATGAATAACTTCCATACAATAAATATTTTTTAATATACGAAATGTGTAAGTTGCTCATTTACAATATTTAACAAGGAATATTTGTGAGAAACTTATAAAAGACCTACCTTTGCAAATATTAAAGTTATATATGTACCATCAAATGTACCAAGTATTATGAAGACATCTCAAGCAACGATTCATTATTATCTCAAGACCTCAAAGGTTTTGTCAGATGGTTCTCACCCAATTATGTTGAGGGTTTGTTACAAGGGTTTCAAGGACATTTCTTCTCATTATTCTTGCAGTGTTAAGCATTGGGACAAGAAGAATGAGTGTATAAAAAAAGGTTATCCAAATTATAATGTGGCAAATTATGAATTAAATAAATTGAAGGGTAAGATAACTTCTAAGAGGGATGAGTACATAAGGTTAGGCATTGAGTACACTCCAAAGATGTTATTGTCTTTTGATGAGCCAAAGAAGAGTGTAAGTAGTGTTGTGTGTGAGCTAATTAGTTCATATATGATTGAGAAGGAGTTAAGCAAGTCTACTTCAAAGGGGTGGATATATACTTCTCGTATGATTGATAGGTTTTCCAATGGTGTTATAATCACTGAGATTGATGAAGGTTGGTGTAAGCGTTTTGGTAGATGGTTATTGGACAATGGTTTAAATGAGGGTACTGTGAGAACTCGTTTGGGTCATATTGCAGCCATTTATCGTTATGCTTGTGGTAAGGGCTTATGTGAAATGTCTCAATATCCTTATAGGGATTGGAAGTACACTCAGAAGTTCAAGATAAGTGAGAGGATTCAGTATATTGACAAGCGTAGTGTTGATATAATCAAGGAATATTTTTTGTCCAAGGTTATAAAGATGACTTCTGAGAGAAGGTTTACATACATAGATGATGGTTACGTTAGTTACAAGAATCGTTTGTTTGGTTTATATTTTTGGCTTCTTGGTTATTATTTTCAAGGTCTTAGTCCAATTGATATGTGTATGTTGAGAAAGAAGGACTTTGAGATTAAGCAGATAAATGGTGAGGAATGGTATTGTATCGATACTTCAAGAATGAAGACAAAGGTTGGAGTTAAGATAAGGATTAAGGTACATACGATTTATTCTCAAGTGATGATTGGTAGGATGTTGATGGAGGGTGATGAATGGTTTTTGCCCATTATGCATGGTCTTGATGGTAGGGATTTGGATAAGTGTAAGACTCGTTTATCGTCTATAATGGGTTATTGGATGTGTAAGAGTCTTCATGAGTGGTGGAAGGAGGTCAATAAAGTTATCATTGAGAAGAATGTGAATGAGGATTTAAACATTCCTTTGATTGATGAGAATGCCACCTATTATTCTTACCGCCATTCGTGGGCCCAATCTTTCTTACAGAAGGGTGGTAATATTTTAGCTTTGGCTACTCTATTGGGACGCTCCATAAATGGTATCAGCACTTATGTTCAGCAATTGAGTGAAGAAAATGATTTGGTCGAGGCTGTTAGTGTGATGGATTAAAACTCTATGTGGCTACAATTGTTGGTGCTGCTTCTCTCTTGGCTAGGAGTGCTAATACTATAGCTACATATGTTCACCAGTTGCAAGGTAACAAGGAGATTGCTGATGCTGTAAAGTTTTTGGATGACTAAATGAAGTGAGAGACCCCATCTATCAATAAATAGATGAGGAATTAGAGCACAAGTTCTAGTTCCTCATTTTCTTTACGCATCAGTTCACAAAACTCTTCAAAACTCTTCCTATGTCTACGCTTGTTATTCGCAGTGCTGCAAGGCACAACATTTGCGAATGTATGCGGCTTGTCGTTGTATATGCGGTCAAGACCCATCTCACTCCAATGATACTGTTTTCCATCGTATAAGTCTCTCTGTTGCAAAGCCCATACGTAATACTCAAGAGGTGGTAGTAGGTCTTCGTCTTTTCCACACCTACCGTATTTTATATCTGCTCCTAGATTGCTACATCTAATATTATATGCATACCCTTCAAGTGTTGCTCTACGTTCAGCGTCATATTGCTTTCGTTCCTCAACATGTTCAGTTCTGTATTGCTTGCCGTATTGCTTTAAGTAATCAGCATGTTCAGCTCTGTACTGCTTGCCATATGTAGCAACCTCATCAGCATGGTCAGCATTCCATTTGGACTTGTATTGCTTGAAGTAATCAGCATGTTCAGCTCTGTACTGCTTGAAGTAATCAGTATTTTCATTTCTGTACTTGTCATCATACTGCTTTCTACACTCCTTGCATTCACCTTGCAATCCGTCTTTCTTGGTTTTGTTTTTACTAAAGCAATCTAGTGGTAGTTCCCTTCCACACTTGGAACATCTTTTTGTATTTTTCATTGTATTAGATATTTTAAGTTTTTTTTTTATGCCAAGCTATCTAGCAATTCTTGGAAAGCTCTGCGTTCAATGTTTGCCACTTTTGTTGGTATTGTAAGCCAATGTGGTTCTAGTTTTGCCCATATAAGTTTTTTAAGCAAGTTTATACGTGATTGTCTATTTCTTGGAACGTATGTTATTTGTCTGTTTGAGCAATTGACAACAAATTCTTGAGAGCCTATAACTTCCTTGCAATTATCATTGAATCTTTCTTTTGTTTTTTCGTCTTTCTTTGGGTGTTTTTCTGAATGTTGTTCGAATCGTTCTAAGACCTCTTGTGGCGTTAATTTTGTCTTGGAGTATAAATACCCACGCATTGATATACGATTGTTATGGAGACAGTTTCCTGCGGTTACAACGTTATCCTTTGTTTCTTTTGCAGCACTAGTGATTGAGTCACAATGTATTTCAACTCCATCTTCAGTATATAGCCATACTTGTACTTTTGGTTTTCCTTTCATTTTGATTTGGTTGTTGGTATTTTGATAATTTTTGGTCTAAAGATGACCTTTTGCTTGATGTAAGGTTTTCCTTTTCTGCAATAAACGCTTACTAGTTCTGGTGTCGTATACCAATCCATTGCAGCTTCCTTATAGCCTTCATATTCTTTTATAAGGTTTCCTTGAAGGTCATATGCTTGTATGATTGTCTTGGTGCCATAGAATTCTAGTCTTGATAGTATTTCTTTTGTTTCTTGTACTACCTTTTGCCATATATTCCAATTGATACGTCCAGTTTCAGTTGTGTCATTTAGTTCCGCATTTTTTAGTTCTTCAATTGATTGGTATAGTTCATTTTCGTTTGTTTCCTTCAATATGTGGTTGGTATTGAAGCGGTCTTTTAGTTTAAGTCTTCCATCCATGTCCTCTATGCAAAGATATAAAAAATTATTGAAAAAAGCAAATTTTAAGAGAGCTTTTTTAGTTTAAAAGTTCATTGGAATCATTGTTTTTTCTTTCTACCCTTTCCCTTGTTTGATTCCTTGTAGTGTTCAATGGTCTTGGGATTGTTTTTGTTTTGTTTATCACTTACTAAACGCAAGTTCTCTAACCTATTATCGTCTCTTACGGTGTTGATGTGGTCAATTTGCATTCCCTCTGGTATTTCTCCATAGAAGGCTGACCATATGAACCTATGCTTGAGAGTGTGTTTTCCATCTATGCATACGTAGAGATAGCCTTTATTACCAGCTCTATACCCTACTTCATTTCCGTACTTGTTGAAGATAGTTCCATCTTCGTAAACTGTGTGTTCTTTGTAAATTTTTTCCATAAGCTTTTGTGTTTTTCTATAAATAGTTTTTAGTTTCAAAAAGTTTCGATTTTCAAAAGGAAATTTGTGTTTTTACTTTGATTTTTTGTAGTGTAGATGCAGCCATAGCTTATCGTATTGGTCTTTCAGCGCTTCTAGGTAAGTTCTTCCCTTATTGGAATCTAGTTGTTCCTTGTATTTTTGTACTTCAGTTTTAAGTTCTTGTTTGAATACAGTTTCTATTTCTTCTTGTGTTTTACAATTTTTGAACTTTTCACACCAAGTTACATAGAACACTTTATAATCAAACTGTTGTTGAATGGAAAAATCTTCTTTGGTTTTTCCAGATTCAACAACATTGTTATTGTTTTCTATACTGTTAGTAATAGAAGTTATAAGAAAAGACTTATCTTGTCTTTTCTTATCTTCTCTTATCTTATCTAGTGGCTCATTAGCTTCAATTTTACTTGTTTTTTCTACTAGTGGCTCATTATGAGTTTTAACCTCTTCTGTTATTGCTAGTGGCTCATTAGCTTCAACTATTGGTAATAGCTCATCAATTTTGCTATGTAGTCTATAATGTGTACAACGGTGATTTGTGCCACTTTTACGTTCAATTACCTTTTTGGTAATTAACTTAATTAGCACTCTTTTCAATTGCGCACTAGACATTGAAGCTCCTTCTGCTATTTCATTTAGGCTGACATAAAACCATCTATCATGTTCTTTTGCATAGATGCTGTAATTCATTCTATAGAAGCATAATGTTGCTACAACGTTCTTTTCTGTAATATCCAACTTAGTACTTTCTTGGACTCTCTGAGGAAGGAAAAACCAATCCTCGCTTGGTGTTTGTTTTTTATTTGCCATATCATTTTCCCTTTATATCAATTATTACACATTTTCAAGTCCTTTTTTTTTTAATAAGGTAAGGAGGGAGATATAAAGGACTTGTGTAAACCCTCCTTACCAATGAAAATGCAATGTTGCAATCATTACATTAATAATTATCGCAAAGATATAAAAAGTTTTCCAAAATTGCAAATTATTTTGAAGAAAAGTTAAAAAATGTTTGTTTTTCTCGTTTTTTTTCCATATCTTTGCAATAGTTATAGTGAGAAGGTGGTGGTTGTTGTTCTTTTTTTGCCATCAATTTTTTATAAATTCTTTCCCATCACCTTCTTCATTTTTAAAATAAATATTACTAAAAAACACAAAGTATGGAAAACAAGAAAATCTATCCAAGTCAGCAGTTGGTATGTGCATTAGATGCGCTATCGCTCAAAGTATTTATGTGGCTTTGCGGATGGCAAAGTCAAGGAGACATTAAGTTATTTGTTGGTCAAATGTCAAAGTTCTTGCATATTGATGAAGAAGAGGTTGAATTGAGCATTCAAACGCTTTCAAATGCAAAGTTAATTACCATCAAGAAGGATGACAAAACGTTTATTGCGAATCTTAATGGTGAGCAAGTTCAAAAATATTTCTCAACCCCAATTGCTAAGATAGCTGAAAGCGGTGGTGTACCTAGGGCAACAGAGGTTACATGGAATAAAACAAGTGAGGCTAAGAAAGAATCTTCAGATAATCTAGATGATATGTCAGAGCAAGAGCTTAAGATGCTTTTATTAAGAATAGAGGCTTCTTTGAACGAGAAGCAGCAAATAAAAAAAGCTGTTGTTTCACCAAATAATAAAGATGTAGATGACCTCCCTTGGTAATGAAGAAGCGATATGAAATGTTTACCAAGGATGGTAAGATATGGAGCGATTGGTTTGATTATGATGGTGAGCAATACCAATGGCAGCTTAAGGGTAAACTAAAAAATGAGTATAAGTCATAAGACCATACTTAGGTTTTTTATATACAACTTACTCATTCCATTGGGTAAGACATGACCAATGATAGACGTAGGTGCTATTGTTGGTCATTTTTTTTTAGATTTAAAATCTTCCCACCTTGATAACTACCCACCTTCTTAAAACAAATGCAATATAGAAGCTAGAAATGATACTTCGTAGGGTCGTCTACGAAAAGTATAACTTAGGCAAAGGAAAACAAATAAATATGCCATCTAAAAATGGTAATTTTCAAAATTATAATTAAAGTTAAAAGAGTAGCAGTCGCTACTCTTTTTTTGATGGATAAAACCAAGTCAAATGTTGATTTGATTTGTCTTTTTCCCAATTTTCTTCAGTGTATTCATCTTTATAAGCTAGAACGACTTTTTCACATTCTTTTCTATACTGTTGTTCAGTGTAAAACTTGTCTTCGAAGAATTCGTAAACAATTGTTTCGTTAAGTTCATCAGCAATTTTTTGTGGGTCTTCTTGCTGACATTTCTCTTGCAGTTTTTTACTAGATATTCTCATATTTTTTGTTCTTTGTTTAATCATTTTTCCCTTCAAATTCACATTTCCAATAGCCTTTCATATCTTAATATACTTTTTAGATTTCTTGTTGCAAAGATACCAAAAAAAATTGAGATAACCAAATTTTAAGTTAATTTTAAGACAGATTTAACAGTATGTTGATTTTAGGTTAAACTGGTTTAATTATCAAATACAAGATTAAGCTATTTCCTGACCTTCTAGCAGCGTTAAATGATTGTTGTGGTATAGTTGTCCATTGAGACAAAACAAAAGCCTCAGAAGCAAAATCTGAGGCTTATGTATTAAATCCATTCTATGTTATGTTTTTGCAACCATTCAAATTGTTTTTTTGATGGTTTATTATATTTGAAGAATCGCCCTTTATAGGTTGTTTTGAAAGTATTATAGTCTCGGTCTCCAGTTCCTCTTGCACATTTGTTTTCAACATATTCTTGGAGTGACTTGGTTACAAAGTGCTTAAGGTATGCTGTTTCCCATGTCACCAATTGGAATGGTGCTTGACTGCAACGTCTTCCGTCAGCGTTATAGCAGTTCAATGGATTTGTTGGCACATGAGGATTGCCATAGTAGCGTATAAATGGCAAACCACCCTTAATAATTGATTTGACATGCATATTTTCACCCCATGCATACTGGACTTTTATGTCCTTATCACAAGCCTTGGTAAATCTTTTCATCAATGGTCTATTTTCGTATTCAATCAAGCCATTGCTTGTCATGCATTGCCAATTAATAAGTATACATTCCAAGTCGTTTGGAAAAGATTCAATATATTCACCAATTGTCTTATGTTTTTCAAGAATGAGGAATTCATCAAAATCGAAGAAGCAAATCCAGTCATATTCATTGCCATGTTTTATATAACAATCGTTATAAGCCTTGTTTTGTGCTTGAACAATTCCCCTAAAATCGATAATTTCAACTATTCCTTGGTCAATATAATCTTGCAATACCTCTTGAAAAAACTCTTCATTATACTGGTTATTATCATAAATGAAAAAATGGTCAACACCTAGTCCAAGGTAATGTTCCACGAATTCCCTTGCATATAGGTTTTCTAGTCTTCCTATTGCACATAAAGCTACTTTTAAATTACTCATTTGTCAATTGTTTATAATAATTATCTTTTTCAATCTCAAAAACATGAAATTGTTTGGTAGAAACACCATCCAAACCATAATGGCTGATAATCATTGGCACATGTTTATATGTTGCCCCATACTTCATTATGGCTTCTCTTGTGAACTTCCAATCACCAGCGATAATACAACTCTCATCATACTTTCTTTCCTTATGCAATGATGTGCGAATGAAAGTGGATTGATGAGGCAATGCACTTCTCTTGAAGAAACTCTCATCCAATACATCTGGGTATTTTGACTCAAATTCATTCGAAAATACATTTAATGTATAGTTAACCAATGAGTTGTTCATACGAAACATAATCTCATTACCATAGACTATATCACAATCCAATTGGTCATAAACCTTCTCAATTGTGTCCTTGGAATGAAGGAAATCACCAGAGTTGAGAAAAAGTAAATAATCACCATTAGCCTTGTCAATGCCTTTATTCATGGCATTAAAGATTCCATTGTCTTGTTCACTGCACCAGTAATATAGTTTATCCTTATGTTGCTCAATCAATTCCTTTGAACCATCACTTGAACCGCCATCAATGATAATGTAGTCGATTTTGTCAAAAAAGGTTTGGGAGAGAACGCTATTAATTGTTCTCTCCAATCCTTTCTTGTTATTTAAATTTATTGTTATGATTGAAATAGTCATTTGTCAACATATTTTTGTTATTTGAGGTCTACATGTTTTTTAAATGGTTTGTATATCTGCTGATTTGGATTTGGAGCATTGAGCTTTGGATGTTTTTCACAACAGTCACATTGACACGCACATACATCAGCCAATGGGTAGTACTCGTTATGCTCACATATAAACTTCTTAAGTTGGTCTTTCAATACCTCAACTTGATTCCTCAAATGCTGACTTACATAAGTCATATCCTTCAAGTCTAGTGAATCGCTGTTGTCAGATTTGCCCTTTGTTACACCAACTTCAGATATATGTGACCATATCATTGGAAGTGCCTCATAAACTGTAGCGAATGCTAGATATTGCCACAATCCGCCATCAGTTAAAAGCGTTGCAATCTCTGGTGATACCGTATTGTTCTCAACTTCTTCCTCTATCTCATCGAAAAGGTCACTCCCTATAAGAGGTTTTACCCAAATCTTCTCAGCCACACTTATATAGTTCTTGATTTCAGCCATATTGTAATTAATTGGAATTGGGCTGTACTCTTTAAAGTATTTTTCATTGATAATCATTGTTTATTCCTCCACTTTTTCCTCTTCAACGTTATTTTTTTCTTCTTGTGTAACATCCTCTGCTGGTTCTGTTCTCTCTTCAACATTGGCATCTTTTCCAAAATCATTGAATGATAGAGGCTTCATAATTACAGATACATCTATACCATTCATTTTTAGCATTTGGTTAAGAGTTCTGATGACTGCCATGCGGTTTGAATTGCCAGTAAGCTTATTGTAAAGCTGATATGCTGTTTCAAGCTTATCTGCCTCACTTGCAAAACCAGTCTGTCCAACATCGGGCATACCTACCAATGATGCATTTGGAATTTGATGTGATGCAAGGATTCTTGACACAGTTCTCTCATTTGCTGAAGCATATAGATTAATGTTTCCACTGTTTGATGTAAATGGTACAAATTCTGGCTTGTTTTCATCCACATTGTTTCTGAATGTTACCATTACAGAGTTAGCGTTATCACTTCCTTGGAACATCTGTGTAACATTCTTGATGATTGCTTGACGTTGTTCATCAGTCTCAACCTCGTTAAGTACTAGCATACCGCTAGGAACGAAATTATTAACCGTTGTTTTGAGGTCATAATTAACATATTCAATTTCAGATTGGATTGCTTTGATACCAGCTTGATAGTGTGGCTGAGTATAATATGTCATCGCTGGTGAATACTGCCTATATACATATAAGTATGGTTTTCCTCTTTTAATCAAATCATCTTCCCTCATGTCAAATGCATCAATTTGGAATGGTGTGTTTTTACCAATCTCAGTCCAATCATTACAAATCCAATATGATGTGATTTGACCATCCTCATCATACTCACCCCATCTTACTTTATCCAAGGGCATGTGCCAAAATGAGAAGGTCTTGTTATCTTTGTTCTTAATGATTTGGATTGCATATGAACCATAAAGCATATAATCTAGTGAAATGTTCTTAATCAAGTCATCCCAACTCTGTGCATAGTTAGGTATAACTTGTGAACCATCCACTTGCATTGCATCATAATCAACACCATTTCCAACTATACTCTGGACTCCAAAGTTAATACAAGCTCTGTGTGTAGGTGATTGATTGTAAAGGTCAAGAAGTAGGTTTGGATAATTGTTTTTTACACCGTAGTTAACCCACCCCATTGCATTTTTCTTGGTAATTGCAGAACCTTCAATTTGTTTTTCAAGTCTGGTAAGGAACAAACCACCATTTGATGTTGGTATCTTTGGTTTGTTCTTGCTTCCTACTGGTCTACTCATCGTTTATAATAGATTTATTTAGATTATTATAGATTTATTATAAACATGAATAAAAAAAGGATAGAATATGTTTTTCTACCCTTTTTTTAAAAAATATAGTTTATACTATGAAGTCGCATTTTGTATAGTCCAATTGGCTGGTATACCATTAGCTGTTCTTGTCCATGAGTTCATTGTTGAGAATTTTACAAATGTACCATTTGTAGATACACCAGATAACCAATTGGTAGTACAATTTTGGGCACTTATATCAGTTGCAAGACATTTTACCCAGTTCAATTTAGTGCAATTAAGGAACATACCAGCATAGCAGTTTAGAACCAATGTTCTAGCTAGTAATTGAGGTGCTCTAGTTAGGTTTACACAGCTTTGGAACATACCTTGATAGCAATAATTTGCTAATGTTGTAGCAGGTAAACTAGTCGGTGCTGATGTTAAACTAGTACAACCTTGGAACATGCTAACACAACAAGAATTAGCCAATGTTGTTGCAGATATTTGCGGTGCTATTGTTAAGCTAGTACAACCTTGGAACATACTTTGATAGCAACTAGTAGCTCCAGTAAGGTTTGTGGCTATCAGATTATATGCTGATGTCAATGATGTACAACCTTGGAACATACCTTGATAACAGTTACTATATAATTTCGTAGCTGGTAAATTTGGTGCTGCTCTTAACGATGTACAACCATTGAACATACTTTGATAACACCCATTAGCTAAAGTTGTAGCTGGTAAACTTGGAGCTGTGGTTAAGCTAGTACAACCTTGGAACATGTAGCTATAACAGCTAGTAGCTAGTGTTGTAG